CTGTCCCAGACGTATTGCCTTCAATGGTCAAACATGTCTTTGTGTCAATGAGTCCGACAACAATGCCAATGTGTGAAATGCGATCTACGCCGTCATGTGGAAAGTCCATGAAAGCCAAGTAGCCAAGCTGAGGCATAGTTGACCAGCGTTGCATTTCCTTGAATTTATGTGCGCCAACAGCTGTGCCAACAACGCTGTGAATTTTGACGCCAGCTTGATTTGCACACCAATTGACAAATGAACCGCACCACGGCAAACCGTCTGCCTTTGTAAATTTGCCGTACTTTGTAAGGTTGTCGCCTTCCTCAATTGTTCCAACCTCAGCAGCTGCAACCTCGATCAGTCGGGCATTTGTGCCCTGCGGATAGGTCATGGCTTAGTTGGGAATTCCGCGTCGTCTGCCAAACCGCCCTGAGCTGGTAAATCGCGCAACGCTTGACGATAAGCAGCCCACACTACTTTGTCAGTTGGCGCGTCTGTGTGCATTGTCCAGTCTGACGCGGCAAGTTGCGCGTTACGCCATAACTTGATTTGTTCCCACTTTTGCTCGTTTGTTGCGTCTGGATAAAAAGGATTAAATGTAAATGTCATTTTATGCCACCTGATAAGTTAGATTTACTTCGATTTTGTCATTTGTTGCCCAAGTAAATGGACCTGTTGCACTTAGTCCGTTCCAAGCAGCAGTCAAATTTTGGATTGGATAAACGGTCGAACCACCTGAGATGTAACAACCACCTGAAAAATCACCTACACCATTATCTTCGTAATGCGCAAGACCAAAAATCAAACCTGTTGAATTTGCATTAAAAGGCAATGTAAAGTAAGGATAAGCACCAGTAATTGCTGTTGTTGAACCAAACACCAAACGCCAATAAATAGTGATTTGCTTACCTACACGGACATAACGAGAAGTTACTGTGCCGTTGCCGATTGTAAAATTGCTATAAGTTGGTGTCCATGTGCCTGTGCCGTCCGTCCACTCTAAGCCAGTAGCAGCAGCAGAATTGGCGCGAATAAAAGTATCGTTTGCGCCCACGGCAAGGCGTGCTGGTGTGTCATTTGCACTAGCTGCAATTAGATCGCCCTTAGCGTCCACAATTGAGTTTTGGATCGCGTTAGCATCATCTGATGTGACCCACTTAAAGTCCATGTCGGTGTTGCTATTTTTGGCTAACACTTGATCGGTTGTGCCGCCTTTGAGATCAGCTAGTGATGTGTCAACAGCTTGTCCAAAGACCTCAAAATCGGCAGGCAAGTCCGTGACGAGATCACTCGCTGTTGGCATTTGCCAGTTAAAATTCGACGTTGGGTTTGCCATGTTTTCTCCTTCTTAGGTGATAATTGTCGCACGTGCCCAGTCGAGTGTTGGCGACACGCCCGACCAAGTAAATGCAGCTGAGATTTCGTCCCATTGCAAAGCCTGCAATGAGTAAGCCGTTGGTGAAATGTTAAGAGTGATCGAGAGTTGGTTGTACGACGCCTGAAATGACCAGCCCTCGACAAAGCCCTGAAAGATACCGCCCATGTTTGCTGGCAGGTCATTGATTGCCAATGCCTCACCCATAAACACGCCAATGAGGTTGTCACGGTCGCTGTTGTCTAGCTCTGGATTTGTCAGGTCAAACGTGATCTCACTAAAGATTGCTTGCGGTGTTTTGCGCAATGCAAGGTAAAAATTGGCTTGCTGGGTTGCATCAGCTGAGTTGTGCAAGGTTGTCGAAATGATCTGAGACAACGTGCCGTATTGCAAAATCGAGTCGGCGTCGCTGGCACTTTGCTCTGCACTGCTGGTTGCACCGTATTGGATAGTCAGGTTATTGCGTACGTCGCCTGCCCTTGTTTCAACGCGCAAACCAGCTGCGCGTGCTTGGTTGGCTGTCAGCTGTACATAACCATTGTTTGACAGGTACAAACTGCGGTGTGTTGCATCAGCGTAAGAAATGCGCCCAAATGCGTCCTCGTAAATGTAGCCAAGACCTGACGTTGCAAGCTTTGATACCAAAGAATAAACGTCTGTGCGCTCACTAGACCTAGCAGCTAACTCATAATCACCAGGGCGGTCGATCTCACCCAGCCCAACGTTTTCTGCTGTTGCCCATGTTGTTGTTGGGTCATAATCTGCCCACGTTTCAGCTGCTGGGACTTCTGCCCAAGTGTTAAGCAATAAGTCTGACAAAATTTCCCAGATTTGATCGCCGTCAAAATCTTTAGACAGCACGCCATTTGTCAACGCCTTTGGCAAACGAGACAACGCGCCAAGTGCTGTGATGCTGTATGTCTGGGTGAACATTGTGCTGCCTACGTCGCGCACCTCAACGGCAATGTCAACGACTGTGCCACCAAAGATTGGAACGTATGAGCTTGATGTGTCCTGCACCTGCACTGAAATGGTGCTGTTGATGTTGACAGGTATGGTCGCCTGATTAACGTCTAGCAGCTGCAAATTGACGTAACCTGCTTGGGCTTGCTCGTAAATGTTTGTGCGACCTGACCTGATTGTTAGGTTAGCCAAAACGGCGTCAGTGTAAGAAACGCCGTCGATCTCTACCAGCCAAACTGGCGTCCACTGGGTCATGCTATTTGCAGGTTAGTTGCGCCGCCTGTGCCGCGATAGTAGCTGTTGTTTAATGTGTCAACGATTGTGCGTGCTGTGCCTTCCTTATCAAAAGCCCCAGTCACGGTCAGGTTAATTGTTGTACCTAAACCAAGACGCTCAGAATTTGCTCTATCTGACAACCCGCGAGACTCAGCTGAACCTATGAAACCAGTCGTCGCAGCGGCAGCGGTTGCAGCCACTTTTGCAGCTGTTGAAACACCGCCACCGCTTGACTTGGTCGTTGCGCCACCGCCTGACGGTGCTGAAATCTTTGGAATAGTCGTCGCTGTTGTTGGCACTGTTGGTGTCTTAATTGTAGGCACGCTAACCGTCGGTGTTGAAATCTTGCTAACGTTTGGTAGAAACGGTATTGCGTTGTAGGCAGAAATTAAAGCATTGATACCTGCAACCGCACCTGAGATCAAGCCGTTAAGAATTTTGACCACGCCAGCAATGACGTCAATAACACCGCCTGCGATTTTGCCTGCAACCTGTAACGCACCGCCTAAAACCGTGCCTATAACTGGTGCAACATAGGTTGCGATCAATGCGCCAAATTCCTTGAAAGTATCAAGATTGTCACCGATTGCATCTCGAACATACCCAAACGCTTTAATCATGCCATTGATTATTGGCGTAAAAACGCTAGTGATAATGTTGCCAAGTGTTGTGATGACACCGCCAAGACCATTGCCGTTGAGGCTAAAAGCACCGCTAAATGCGTTAATGATTGGCAAAGCATTGTTGTTGATAAAACCCATAAGCTTTTCAAGGATTGGCAACAGCGCAAAACCAATTGTTTCTTTAGCCTCATCAAATGCAATTTGCATGCGAGCAATGCGCCCTGCGTAAGTGTCAGCGTTACGCGCTGCCGCGCCGCCAAACAGGTCTGACAATTTGCCCTGAACCTGTGTGAAATTCATAGTCTTTAATTCAGCAGCTGATAAGCCAATGCCTAGTTTGCCCAGTGATGCTGTATTGCCGTCATAAGCCTTGCCCAAAGCATTTGCAACGCTTTCCAGCGGTTTGCCTGTGGCTGCGCTGATGTCTAAAGCTGTGGCAAGTAGTTGCTGTGCCTTTTCTGTATCTGAGGTTGATCTGACCAACCGTCCCAAAGCTGGGCGCAGCTCATCATCTGCCACACCAGTTGCCAAAGACATTTGCAAGATTGATTGCTCAGTAGCAGCAATTTGCGCCTTTGTAGCCCCTGTGGCGTTTTCTAAGGCGACGGCAAGCTGTGTTTGTGCCTTCTCGTCCTCGATTGCCGCCTTGACGCCTTCAACGCCGATCTTGATTGCGTAAGCACCAGCGGCAGCAGCAGCAGCTGCAAAAGCCGCGCCAACCATTTTGCCAACCTTGCCCATTTTGTCGCCAAAAGTGTCAACGTCTTTGCTGGCAGCTTTAAGCGATTTGTTGAGGTTGTCAACGTCGCCAAGTATCGAGAGTTTAAGGGTACGACTTCCAGCCATTAGTTGTACCTCTTAACTATCTTGTTAAATGACTGTTCCCACTGCTTAATGATCTCAGGTTGTGCAGCTCGCAAGGTTGGATAGATAAACCAACCGCGTGACCCTCGACCTTCTCGACCTGACCACACTGGGAATTGTTTGTATTTGTTAGAACCAAACTCAACGCCGCCCCAGACTTGTTGAGTGCTTGCGCCACCGCTTAGCTTCTGTGATGCGTAACCAAAACTGATCTCACCAATTTTTGATGATTTAGAAACTTTTGAGCCGTCCGCAACGCGGTTATCAATAAGGTTGCGCGTTTTGGTACTAGCTGCTGACTTAATTTTCCCCTGCACATAAGTAGCAAGGGCAGACGTTGCCTCTTTGGCTTGGTCTAACGCCTCGTCGTCCATAGCCTTAAAAGATCGAGTAATGGCGCGCAGCTCAGCCTTGTCATAGCTGATTGCATCTTTAGCCATTTGCTCGCCTTTCCAAAATCTCAATGACGGTAAGTATGTCCTCGGCTGTCTCAAAAACATCTGGGTGTAGCCCTGTTGCCAGAGCTACCTCCCAAACTATTCTGCTAAGGCTTCCGACGGCGTAGCTTTTGGGTTTGCCTCACCTACGATTACCTCAGCAATACCTTCTGTCCAAATGTCGATCGGCTTGACAGGCTTTCCAGCTGCTTCACGCTTCATGGCGTGATAGGCAAGAAATACTAAATCGGAAATGCCGATCTTTTCCTGTGCCTGAGCAATTGTGTGTCCTGTGTGCTTTTCCCATTTGACCCACTCTGGCGGTGCAGCTGTGTAAGTGATCTGATCGCCGTTTGTGTATTCAATTGTGATTGGTAGTTTCATTTTGTCTCCCGATTAGTAGTTTTTAGCTAAATGTCTCAGTAGGTGTTCCCACTACGACAAATGATAGGTCAACGGTCTGTGCATCTGGTGCAGCACCGCCGACGCTTGGAAACACTGGCATTACGTTAAATGCAAAAACTGCCCCTGTAACTGCTGTCATTGAAACTGCCAGCGTAGTGTTTGGTGCTGTTTCGCAAGCTGTCCAAAGTGCCTCGCAAAGTGAACCTGTTGCGCCCCAGTCAGCAAGCATTGAAATGTCAAAAGTCCACTGATCGTCAATGTGCTTGTAAGCCTTGCCGTCCAGTGTTTGGTATGTCTCGACGGTTGGGCTGTTCGCAAGAGTTGCGCTGGTCGCCTGTGCGTCATAGTTAACGGTTGCAATGGTCACGACTAAATCGCGACCAGTTATGATTGTCGTTGGCATTTTGTCCCCTATGTTGTTTGAGTGTAATAAGTCGAAACGTTTATGTCAGCGACAAGCATTGGAGACTGTCCTACTTCCAACACCGTTGGCTTTTCAATTACGCCTACGACGTATCCTGCGGGCATTGCCGCAAGAATTCCGATTATGAGCTTTTCTAGATTATCCAGTGACCCAGCGTTGCTGTTGCTGGCGACAATGGCTGTAATTGCAAAATTAAGTTTGACCTGTGTTTTTGCCTTGCCAATTAACACGACCTCCATGTATGGACTGTCAGGTACGACAACAATGGCTGGCGGTATTGGTGACTCAGGCACGCTTGGATACACGTTTGCAGATAGCGCGCTAAAGGCGTTTGCTAAAGCTGATCGTGTCTCGGCAATTGAGTTTGCTGGCATTTATTGAACCACTGTCTCGGCGTCCAAATAAGGCATAAGCAATGTGCTGACGCGGTTGGTCAAGCTGCGACCCATGCGGTATGGCGAACTGGCAAAGTCCACGCCCTCGATCTGTCCACCAGCTGCAACGCGTGATTGAAAGACCTCAACGCTAACAGCCAAAATTGCTGACTCAATTGCTGGCGTGCTGGCATAAATTTGAGCAGCTGAGTAACCAGACAATGTTGCTTTGCCGTTTGGCACAATTGGACGCAATGTGACGTCTGCATTTGTAAGTGCTGCTGTGAAATAGTAAGGCGCATTGTCAACGACTGTAAAAGTTGCGCTAAATGGTGCAGGTAAGCCTGTCACGATTACTGATTGACCAGTTACAAAGTAATGCTCGCGGATTGTGTAAAAAGTAGCTACGTTGTCTTTCAACTTGTAAGCGTCAATGCCTGAAACGTTTGCAACCAGCATTGGCAAAATGACGTCCTCGCTGGTGTTGATGATCTC